TTGAGGTTTGCTAGAGCCACAGAGGTGGGTTCCAGGGGCACATCTTCCCACTCATAATCCACTTCTAGCTCCACGGCTGCACGCCCATTGATTGCTCTATTATGGGCCGACAATAGCTGTTGCTGTTGAGGTATCCCAACGTCAGAGCCTGGCGTATGCCGTCATCTGTGAGTTCGATATCTATCGTTGTTACCATGCCTGCGAAGCTTGCGTCCCAGTTTGTTTCCGCCTGGGACACCACCTCTGCACTGAGCGTGTCATCCTGCTCAAGATCCGAGTCGATGTTCTCCGACAACCATGCCTTCAGCTTCTCCAAGTCTTCTTCTGAGTCTGCGTACACAATCCCGTACTTACCTCCCGTGTTCACTTGATATATCTGCATACCTATTCCTCTTCTTCTTTCTTCGCTAATTCTTTCGCCAGCTTCCTGATCTCTGAGTTGTTCTTGCTGATCGCCTTGACCAGCAGCTGCAGAGATTCTGACATGTCTTTGTTCGCTTGCTCCAACCCAGCTAGGGTTTTGAGTGAGCCGACTGCTTCTTCTACCGTGTCATCATCCACGTTCATTTCAATTGTCACCTTTGCCATCGACTCTCTCTTCAATTATTATCCGCTTGTGGGTTACTCCTTTGTATCCACGACTAAGTGTAGTTTCCTCTTATGCTTTGGGGGCCACCACTTGCCCCGGCCATCTACCCCCGTAGTTCCGTAGGTGGCTGGGGTTCCTACCAGGTCACATCCCCAACCACTTGTACCACCGTGTACCGTTCTTCACATCGATGAGTATGTACCTTTGTCTCACGTTGTACACTGTTTGCGCGGGCACACCTGCCTCTTTGGCGATGTTCTTTACGGGCAGTCCCATCTCATTCAACCCAAGGATCTGCATGATCACGGTGTCCTGCAGCTTCTCCCGCTTCTCTGATGGGAGCTTAGGCTTTGGCTTCTTGGGTTTCTTTTCCCACGCCTGTTGCGCCCTGATTGCGGCAAGTAATGTGCTCATAATCGTTTTACCGCTTGTTCCATTCTGCTCAAGATATTCGCTATCCCCTCAATAGATGGAAAAGATTCAGTATCTCGTGAAATTATTGAAAGGGATTCCGATATTTCTTTTAGGACATCGTTCCTCTTCGACTCAACACAAGCCATCATTGCCGCTTCTTGAGAGAGCACAAAGCCTTTATCTCGCTTGGTTTCCTCTATCAAGCCAATCATTTCGCTAGCCAGAGTAGACGGCCCCGATCTAATCCAATCATCGTGAACTTGATTCAATAAATCTTTTTCATCCTTGAATTCTTTATTAAATTTTTCATAACTCAAATCACTCATCATTCAACCTCCCAAGGTCGTGTCATTTCATTTGATTCTAAGTAATGCCACACCGCCTGTCCGGGCACGGCATGTGTCTTGACTATGTTGCCCTTGTACTTCTGTACATAGCTGACTGCCTTCATTGCAGCCTTCTCACCGCTGTTCATCTTGGCCTTGCTCAAAGCTTCACGCGCTAAGAGTTCTAGTTCTTTTCTGTTGTAGAACTTCGTGCTGCTCATTCCATTCACCACCACATCGGCGATCAATACTTCATCGTCCTCAGACAACTGCTTTGTTTGGCGCTGTGTGAACTCATTGACTTCCCACAATCCTTTATCAAAGTCGAAGTTGGCTAGATGTTCTTTGGGTTCTTGTGCGTTGCGCGCCTCGTAGAAGATAGACACATCAGGCTTCTGTCCACTGAGCTTGATGCCAGAATCAAACCATCCTGCGAACACCGAGCCACCTCGAGCCGACATGAATGACTTATCATCTGCCCGCTCTTTACCTGTATGGTGGGCCAGAATGACAGCGACGTTGTTGATATCCATCAGCATATCGATCCTATCCATGAGCTTGCGTATCTCTGTGTTGGAGTTCTCTTCACCATCAAAGAAGTTGATGATGGGATCGATCATGACGATGTCTGGTTTGTGAAATGCAATCTCATCAGAGAACGCTTGGATGTCTTGATCTTTCATCAGGTTCTTGCGCAGCCGCCCGCTGATGATCAGGTTGCTGTGACCCAATCGTCTGAGGTCATCGTCTGCTGCGAACCGCTTGTAGTACGTTTCGATACGGCGCTTCAAGAACTCTGCGATGATCTCTGCTTGGAACCACATCACCTTGAGTGGGCGACTGAACGGCACATCCATGAAGTCGGTGCCTGTTGTTGCCCCGGCTGCGAATGCACCCAGCCAGTTTGATTTACCTATCTTTGGCTTGCCGAGCAACAGCACCCTGCTCTTCTCAAAGATAAAGGCATCACCCCAGTATTGGTCGATGCCATCGTAGTTCATGTTCTCCCATTCAGATGCACTGAACGGCTGCAGCCCAAGCGGCCCCTGCTCTGGTTCCTCTGCACCCTCTCGCTTCAGTTCATCTAGTGGATCTTCTTGTGACTGAATCTCTTTGAGATCTTCATTGATGTCTGTCTGCCACTTGGATGTCTGCCACTGCATGACGCCTGCATCGACATCATCGGGGTGTCGCTTGATGTGACCGCTTACAATACTGATGGTGGTGCGCGTGACTTCGATCAAGTCCATGGGCGGGAAGCAGGTCTGGTTCCAATCCTGCGCTTTGATCATGACCTCGCGCATGCCCCAGCCTTCTTTCACCCACTTGCCGACTAAGCGCGCCAGGGTATCGTTACGACTGCCCTCTTGCTTGGGGTCTTCGGTCAGCTTCTCGCGTATGGTCTCGACCTTGCCACCGTTGTTGTACATGTGGACTTTCTGCAGATCGTCCTGCACCAGCACGGGCAGATCTTCCATGCTGGACATGGGATAGTTCTGATCAAACTCAATGTTGTACCCGTGGCTGGGTGCGACCATGATGTAGCCGCCATCACCACGGATGTCGATCTTGTTGAGGCCCACACTGTTGCGGATCAGTTCGCTGCCCAACGAATAGAAGTAATGCACACCACCACGAGGTGACGTTTGTTTGAGTGGGGTACGGCTGATGTTGCCTTGCTCTACCCACTCGACGGCTTCATCTTTATCAACATCGACCACGGCAAACGTGATGCCAGTGATCGCTGCCCAGTTAGCTGATGGGTATTGAGTGTGCCACCGCTGTATCTCTTCGCGTGACGGTTGAATCTTTTGATAGTGCTGCCACTTGACTCGTGGTGTCTTAGCCCACTTGGCCTTCAGTGCATCTTCTGTATCGAATGGATGCCGGGTGCTGAAGTATTGCGGCACCGCTTCTGTTGGCGAACCACATGGGATGATGTGCATCCCGTTTTCCCACATGTCGTGCAGGAGTTCCAGCTTGGCTTCAGGTGCGAGTTCAGAGCCGTTAACCCCTGATGGTAGGAAGGATGGCATCATCAAATAATCCGTTTCACTATCCTGTTTTTGTTTTCATCTGTACCAGATCGTACTTTCATACCCAGAGACTTCGCCGCCACTCTGATTGAGTGATAGACGTAACCCTTGGGGTCTTCTGCCTGGGTCAACACAAAGCTGTCCCCAATCTCCATGTCCTTCAAAAGCGTTTGCCATTTACCTGCACCCTTGGTGGGGTGAGGCGGCAGCTCGAGGTTCTTTTCAATTGTTTTCATAGCCGTTGTTTGTATTGGAAAGTCGCATTCTCTATGACCTTGATTCAGGGTGCAACAAAAAAGTGAAAAAAATTGTTGCAAGCTATTGTGACATCCAGTAACGTCCATAGCCGTAGAGAGAAGAAGTGAGATTGGAATGGAAGAGCGGATTAAGAATCTGGCTTTGCAGCTGCATGGCGCGAAAGAAAAGAAGCAAGAGGTTGAGCGACATATCAAGTCGGTTGAACGCGAGCTCCTGGACCAGAAAGAAGTGAGTCAACTTCTACTCCCCCTGAACAATGAGGGCGGCGAAAGAACCCAAGACGGCATAACTGTTGAGATCAAGCGTGAACACGTTTGGGATCAAAGCATGTTGGATAAAGTTCTGGAGTCAATGCCACGAGAATCGTGGCCCTCGTTTGTAACCCAAGTTACGAATTACAAGGTAGACATGCGCGGCTTTACTGCGTGGGCTATGGCTCACCCAGATGAAGCTGGGCGTTGGCATGCCTGTCATTCGATCAAGCTTGGGAATGAGCGGGTCAAGGCAATTGACCCAGATAAACTTAACCAACCAGAAGAGGAGGTGCGACCTTGAGTTTACTAAACCAAGTAACCACCCATCGGGAGATCAATCCTGATGTCGCCATGCCCCCTGTACGGATGAACATCCAAGGTACAGATGGTATTGGTAAGTCCACGTTTGGAGCAAATGCTCCTGACTCAATCTTCATTCAAGCAGAGGACGGTCTGTCGTTCATCAACGCTGCACGGTTTCCCCAGGCGAACACTTGGGAAGAGATCATGGAGCAGGTGAGAACGCTGGCCATGGAAGAGCATGCGTACAAGACAGTAGTCTTGGATACAACGGATGCTGCAGCCAAGCTTGGTGAAGCGAATGTCTGTGAGAAGAACGGTTGGTCATCAGCGGCAGACCCCAAAGCAGGATACGGTGCGTTTTACGTTGCCGAAGAGAACGCTTGGTTGAACCTGTTGAATGGCCTCAACGTTTGTTTCCAGCAGCGTGGCATGAATGTGATTCTGTTGAGTCACGTTGCATCGAAGGCGTACAAGGATCCAGAACTGGAACCTTATGATCGCTGGGAGATGCGATGCAACAAGAAGGTGAATGCCCTGATCAAAGATTGGGTTGACTTCAACTTGTTCGCAAACTATGAGACCACCCTGATCAAGGATGGCGCGAAGGCGCGTGGTGTCAGCTACGGTAACCGAGGTTTATTTACCAAGTTTGCTGCAGCGTATGACGCGAAGTCTCGACTTGATCTTCCATCGAAGATTGATTTTTCTTGGCAAGCTTTTGCAGATGCTTATGGCGCTGCACTGGGTTTGCCAGCAAACAATAACGAAGCCGCGTAGGAGGATCTATGGGTCTACTAGACCAAGGCATTGATGTCAGCAACATTCAAGTTGGTGGCAACGATAACACCCCTTTTCCTGAAGGGGATTACACTTTGGCTGCGGCTCTTTACGAAGAGACAATGTCAAAAGCTGGCAACGAGATGATCAAGATTGAGTTCAACGTTGTCGGCCCCACGCATGCTGGCCGTAAGGTTTGGGACTACTTTGTTCTGAACCAGCAGGTTGGTTTGTCACGATTGAAGTCGTTCGTTGGCGCTACGGGCCAAGACGCTTCTCAGGTTCTCAACACTGACATGCTGAGATCAGCGATGGGTAAGCAGTTCACTGCGTCCATCAAGGTCGAAGCTGGTTCGGGGGCGTACAGTGACAGCAACAAGATCGCTTCTTACAAAAGCGGTGCTGGCGCTGCACAACCTCGTGCTCAGACTGAGCAACCACAACAGGCACAGGCAACCCCTGCGCCGGGCTTGAACACCGCCAATGTAGATTGGAACGGTTGATGGCTAGGGCATGGGATTCATCACCCATCCTGCGCGTTCCCGTCCGCGTGCCCGAAGGCGGGACTTCAATGGAAGTTATTTATGAGCAGTGCAAAAGATATTTTTATAGTCCCAAAGGACTATGTTTTTCGCCCACTTGGTTGGAGACAAAGCACCATAGTGGTCGATGGAAAAACTATTTACCTGTCATTTAACACCGTCAAGGTGGTCGAAGGCGGGACTAATAAACCCCAAAGCAAGGAA